TTCGAATTGCAGCACGACCTTTTCCAACGAGTCGGCTTCGTTCTTGTCGTTGCGAAGTTCGGTCAGACGCGGAAGGAACAGGCTTCGTGTGCCGTCCTTACGGACCTTCGTCATTGCGTTCGACGTGACCGCTGCGATGGTGTTCAGGTAGTCGTCACGGTTCTCGGAGATATGCTTGCGCAGATCGTCCTTCATGCCGGAACAGTTCACGGTCAGTTGGCCGTCCGAACTACGCATCATGATCGCGCCGAACGTGTTGGCGTTCTTGCCTTTGCCAGCCGTGAAGCCAATGATTTCCAGATCGACCGTGACATCAAGCTTGAACTTGACTTGCTTCTTGGAAGTGGTGTCTTCCCAGATCGCGTCAGGGTGCTTCAGGATCGTGCCTTCAAGACCAAGCGCAAGCATCTCTTGGTAGTGTTCGTAGGCTTCGCGGATCGAGTGAACGACGCGCGTTTCAACGACTTCGATTGCACCGGACAAGCCAAGCTGTTCCAGCGTCGCGAGACGGACACGGTACGGGACTTCGTACTTGTTCTTCGGGCGTGCTTCATCGAGCGGGATCATGTCCCATGCGACGAACTTGATCTTGTGGCCTTCGGGCAGTTTGCCGCCCTTCTGAAGCTTGTTCAGGATGCCGTTGCCTTCAGCACGTTCCAGCACGTTGCCATCGGGACCAAGGATCAGCAGTTCGCCGTGGAACTGGTGTGCTTGTGCCGGGACACGCTGGACCGCTGCGACCACTTCACCGAACTCGTCATTCGGGTACACATTGCCGTTGCGGGTCATGAATTCGACCGCACCATCGGCGTAGTAGTTGACGTTCGTGAAGCTGCCATCGGACTTCAGTTGCGAGAATAGCCCTTGCCCCCACGGAAACGCCTTCAGATCGACTTCCTTGGGGAGACTGCACCGCATGTATGGGACATCGAGAATCAGCCCCTTCCAGACCTTGTTTGCCGTGCTTGCGCCGCAGTCGATGCGCAGATCGCGACCGATGACGCGGGCCAGCACTTCGGCATCGTCTGCCGACAGTTGCGCGAGAAGGTTGCCAACGTAGCCGATTGCCGCGTTGCCGGTCAGCTTGCGCTTCGAGATGACTTCGACCAGATTTGCCAGCGCGTGATCGAGCGTGAAAGCTTCTTCTTCGAACACCGAACCAGCGCCAGACTTCGGCATGATCGGCGGAATCTTCTTCATGAAGAAGTTGATCGTCGGCTGATAGGCGAGATAGAACACGCGTTGCAGCGTTTCGTTCTTCGCGTTCTCTTTCAGGATTGCTTCTTTTTCGGTCTTCTTCGTCGTTGCTGCGACTTGATTCAGAATTTCAAGGATGGACATCAGATTTCGAATTGCTTCAGGGTTGTGATGGTACGGACTACTTCATTTCGGATCAGGCGCATGCCCTTCAGCTTCAAGGGCTTCTTCGTTCCCATGTAGCTGCGCCAGTCGGGACGTTCTTCGGCAAATTGCTTCGCACGACGAACGATGATTGCGTAGTCGTCTTCGTCGGGTTCGCTGTCGAAGAAGATGATGATCGAATTGTACTGGTCGCCATCATCGTAGATCGACACTGGACGACGACAGCCATTGTCATCCATGACTTGACTTGTCAGGTCGAACAGGCCGGATGACGGCTCTTCTTCTTGGAACTCTTCAGCGAGTTCTTCACCGACACCGCATTCGCCAATAGCGCCGGTAACGTATGCGCAGAACTCGCGCTCGAAGTTGCCCGCGTATTGGTCGGTGTTCACGATCAACGCGAACGGTGCATCAAATTCGTAGACTGCCATTACTGGAAAGACGAGAGTTTTGATTCGAGTTTGTTGGCGCAGGTCAGCGTTGTGTCATACCGACTATGCGAGATGGAGACGACACCGCCATTGGAATCGCACGAATGCAACCACTGGTTTTGGGCGTCGATTTGGTGTTTCGCGGATTCTACGTCGCGTTGCTGGCGCAGTTGGTGTTCATACGCCTGTTGTATCTTTTCTTGTTCTAGTTGTTCGGGTGTGCGGTTGTACTTACACCCGGCCAGCGCTGCGAACAACAGCGCCGACAGGATCAGTTTCTTCATACGTGTAGCCAGACCTTCACGAATTCGTTGATTGGATCATGGACGATATTCGCCACCATCCGGTTGTTGTAGTTGGGGAGTTTAACGAACTCACCGATGCGCGGAATGACCGTGAAGCGATGATCGTATTGCTCGTGACGAAGACGTTCATACCGATCTTGACACCAGTATTCGATTCTCATTCAGTTCTCCCACTTTTCGGCAAGACGGACTTCATACGAACCGTCTTCGAAGTTCATACAGACACCGATGACTTCCCAATAATCGCATGTGCGACCATCACCGAACTTCAACCGCATTCCGACTTGCGGAATGATGGTGCGTTCGTTGATGTCAACATTACGGTGCATGATTTGCCATGCACCGTTCAGGTAGCGGTAAAACTCGATGCAGATGGGATTCATTCTTGAAACCAGCGTCCTTTCGCGTCTTTGATACTCAGGGAGCTATTGTCCGTGAACGAATAGCGGCCTTCGCCAAGGGCATTGTGTGCCCGATTCACTTCGATCAGCGCATCGTTGTATCGCTTCACGCGCGCATCGATGTCCTTTAGTTCTGCCTTCATCTTCGGGATGCGTTGTTCATCGAGAAGATACGCTTGGTTCTGCTCGTTGATGACCGCGTAATCCACGACATCCGTGCGACCCTTGTAGCCCAGATTCAGGTTCAGGGCGTCCATGCCTTCGCCAGTGATGACAAGGCTGTACCACGAATGCGACGTGTCCAGATCGAACTTCTGGTGCGGATGCGCCTTCGCCAGCTTCTTCGCGAGATGCCACGTCAGCTTCGAGCCTTCGAGTTCCTTCAGCGTCTTCAGGACCAGCTTCAGGACCATCAACCGAGCGCCGCGACGACCGATTTCCGTGGTCAGTTGTTCGCGTGCCTTGTCTGCGTCGATCAGTTGGAATTGTTGGCTCATGTTTGACTCCCGGTTCGTTGATGTGAAGCTATTATCCCATGTCTGGGAATTCGTGTCAAGCTTATTCGACGCTGATCTTGTGCGGCGTGGTCTTGTTCTTCGGATAGTCGCCTTCGTCCAGACCGTATTCGATCAGGTTGATTGCTGCACGGATTTCCAGCAGCTTCTTGCACGCACGTTCGAAGTGGACCATGTTGCCCGTCTCGCGTGCATAGTTGCGACGCTGCATGAACTCTTCTTCCACGATCTTCAGGGCCGACACAGCACGACCTTGGGTCGATGCGTCCTTGTCGTTCAGGATCGCACGGTCGAACGCCCGGTGTGCCAGCGCTTCTTGCGGGAAGTTCATTTCAACGATCTTGTTGGTGTTGGACATGTTCTTCACTCCGTTTCGTTTGTCGATGGAAGGATATTACCAAGAATGGGAATACTTGTCAACTGCTTTGTTCGGCGTTGACGATATTATCGAGCCAGCGTTGCACGTCCGCGACTGCGATCCAGTCGTTGCGTTCTTGACCTTCGACGTTCTGGAACTTGCTGGACTGAAGGTGACGGCGGAAGTTCTGAATCTCTTCCTGCATCGCGGCCAGCTTGGCGTTCGCGTCCTTCAGTTCGTTTTGAAGGTGGACGATGTAGTTTGCCATGTCTGAACTCCCAAGTGCGTTGTCGATGTGAGAATCTTACACACTTGGGAATCCGTTGTCAAGCGGGTTGATGAATTCCTTCGAACTCGAAGACCATACCAGCGGCCAGCGGTTCGCACGACAGGATTTCGGCACGCTCTTCGGGCTTGCCGTCATAACAGACCAGCTTGCCTTGGCTGTTCATGATGCCGACTTCACGCCACTTGTCCGGGTAGTGGTCGTAGTCGCGCGCCACGTTCGACAACTTCTGCGCCGTGACCGTGGCGACGATCCTGCACTGTCCTGCTTGATCCGACCACGCGGGCACGATGTACACAGTTTTCATAGCCTTCTTCTCCCATCGCAAACAGCCAAGAAAAACCGGTGTGAACAGGAAGAATGCAATCCCGACACCGGCCCAGAAACCATCGATCAGCGCGTCCATCAGTAACGACGCTCGATTTCGTTGTTGTACGTCTCCATGAATTCCAGCATGAACTCTTCGGCGGAATTGTTGGAGTCCAGCACTTCGAACGTCTTGGCGAATTGGAACGCGCCGTCCTTATCGACCTTTCGCGCGATGTAGCGCAAGGCATCACTGCGGTCGCAGTCGAGAGTTTCGCGGATCGTCTGCACTGCGTCATCGAGTTTGGACATGTTCAGCACTCCGTGTTGGTATGTGCGAATACTACCAAGCTTGGGAATGGATGTCAAGCACAAAATAAAAAGGCCCGCACAGGGCGGGCCAAATACAAAAACAAACATCAGAAATCAATAGCGTCCGTACTTCGCTTGGGACATGCGCTTGCGGCGCTCGCCGTACATCTTGGCAACGTCACCAGTGAAGCCGAAGTCAGAAACAACGATGTGCTTCTTCTGCGTCACCGGGTGCGTCCACACACCCATGTTGCGCTTGTTCAGATCGCCCGGATGTGCGCCAGTGTTCAGCATCCAGTCGTGCATGCGCTCCAACATCGGGTGTTCTTCAAGCTGTTCCAGACGTTCGGGCTTCGTCTTGCCGCCATACGACTGACCGTGCGCCGCGTTGTAGTGATGATGCAGGTAGTCATACATCTCGTCGTGCGTGATGCCCTTCTCGAAGCCCGGTGCCTTGGTGTGCTGCTTGAACTCACCTGCCTTGATGGGTTCGATCTTCCCCATGTGAACGTAGTGGCCTTCTTCGTGAGAGTGCAGGACAGGCGCAAGGAAGCCGTGTTCGTTCGTGTGGAACTCGTCGTGACGATCACCTTGGCGCAGCACGCCGTACTGGCTGTTAGCCCAATGATCGCCTTCCACGCGGTTCTGTTCTTCACCGAGAAGCGATTCGCCGTGCTTGGCGTACTTGTCGAGTTCGCCGGGGAACGCAACCTTCAGCGCCGTGTGCATGTGCGTGTCTTGGCCGTCGATCTTCAGCTTCATCGGTTCTTTCGGGAAGAAGACAGCGCGCGACGAACCCTTCTTGGGCTTCGCGTCTTCCAGACCGTGATCTTGACCGGACTTAACGAGACTGCGAATACGATCCGACATCGACTTCAGCTTGAACCGCGCGTCTTGTGGGCCGTTCAGCACGTTGTGGATGTCTTGGTGGATTTCTTCGCTAATGATCGGCATATCGTTCAGATAGCGCCGAAGTTCCGAGAATGATTTCATTGGGTGCAGTCCCATAGGCGTAATTGTGGATCAACTATTTAGCTTTCAGGCACTTGAAGCAGTGCCAGCACATATACCCAACACCCATCACGGACCACCACACGTAGTTGTATGGCGAATCGTTGTATCGGTTCTTCTCGCACCGGGGACAGCGTTCAATCTTCATCTTTGACTCTTGTTTGTTGGGAATACTATCGCGCATTCCCAACCTTGTCAACTACTGCTACTTACTTCGCGCGTGCCGCCGATGCTGCACTGGCTTCCGAAGCATACGCTGCTGCGGTTGCCGTCTTGCCACGAACCACCGTGATCGGCGTGTGCGGAACGGTTGCCTTCGGAACCAGCGTCGTCTTTGCGACCGTCGCTTCTTTCGCAACCTGCGACGTTGCCGTTGCAGCCGGTTTAGCGGCCACAGGCGGGGTTGCTGGCTTCGCGGCGGGGGTTGGTGCTACGTGGGCCGTCGCGACCGGTTCTACGACCGATACGTGCGGTGCGGCCACTGCGACCGGATGGGCCGACGACACGACACTGACGTGTGCCACGGATACCGATGCGTGACCCGCTGCCGCGCTGAATGCGTGGGCCGACATTGCAAGCGCCATACCTGCTACTGCTACTGCGAACTTCTTGAACATGTTGTGACCTTAGTCGATGAACTGCTTGTAAAAATTTTCGAACAGCTTGTCGAGTGTGAGTTCGATTCTCTCATACTCGTCTGGTTTGCCCTTTCGGGACTTGCGACGCACGCGGATCGCTTCGTACTCTCGAAGCATGAAGCGATAGAACTCGTCGTCAAAGAACTCGCGATGCTTCAGCATGTGCCAGCCGAAGGTTGCCAGCCGGTGTAGCAGTTGCCACCCCAACCGTCATTACACATCCACTTCTTGTCTTGCTCGCTCGCACTCTCGGGCACATACGTCGCACCCATGCCGCGCTGATCCGTGCCTTCACCACCCCACGGAAGTTCGAAGCAACAGCCGGAATGTTCGGCCAGCTTCACGCAATCTTCGACCAATTGCCAAGCCTGTTTCAGCTTGTCATCGATGATCTTGGCGGCTTCCTGCTTAGTCGTCTTCATCGTCGTCGTTGCCTTCGAGCGAATCAATGATCGCGTAGATCATGTCGATGCCCGCTTGTCGGTCGAAGTCTTCGAGATACCCATCTTCGTCCAGCGTGCCCTTGATCGCGCCACCGTCAACCAGCGCGCGGTACAGATCGAATTCCCATCCGCTGTTGCCGTATGGGCGCTTGCTGTTGAACCCTTCACCTTCCGCCCACAGACTGCGCAGAAGGTTGACCAGATAGCCCCGAACCGTCAGCGTTTCACCAAGGTCTTCGAAGTAGAACTTGATGTTGCCCGCGTGAACAATCTGGTCTGTTGTGATTTCGTTAGCCATAAACTCGTTGTTGTGGATCGTGGTGAATCACCACGCCTTCTTCTACCTTCTGCCAGAACCGATCAACGTATGTGTCGTCGTACAGTTCGCGAATCTTGTCGTAGTTTTCCCAACAGTATTCGCGGAACCAGCCAGACGTGATCGACGTGCAGACCTTCATCAGTGCGAAGTCGAACGAACGCTGCGGCGTCCACTTGCCGGGGAACGGAATCTGCGACCGTTCCAGTGCCAGAACGTAGGACTCTTCCAGACCACCGAGAAGGCGAACCATCTCCGGTGCAGAGAAGAACATGTCCTTCGAACAGTTCACTTCGCTTTGATCCGGCTTGTAGTACGTGTAGGCCGGTCGGTCCAGTTGCTTCACTGCTTCATGGATCGAGTCGTGATCGTAGACGTACTTGATGCCGTCATCGCTGAAGAAATCTTTCTTCGACTGGTCCAGCTTCGGATGACCGTAATCGTAGGTGACGCGCATGCGTTCCTTGTAGAACTCTTCGTGACGTTCTTCGATCTTTGCGCCGAACAGGCGAAGCATCTGAATGTCACGCATCGTCTTCAGGAAGTGCGGGCTGTTGCGCAGATACCGATGCGACATCTTCAGCATGTACAGCAGATTCACTGAAGGGATCACGTAGCCGTTCGGGCGCTTCTCGATGGCCGTGCCCGGATCATTCAGGATCAGGTCACGCAGTTGTGCCGCGTTCGATCCTTCCCACGTGATTTCACCTTCAACGATCATCGTGTCCGTCTTCACGACCAGCTTGTTACCATCGCTGACCGGATAGCATGCACGGATGTTGCCGAACTGTTTGGCGAATTCAACAATGTCGTCGTACTCACCAACCACATCGATGTCTAGCTTCTTACGGCCAGTCTCGATACCATGTTTGCGCAGCGCTTCACTTCCAATTACGATCATCTTGTTCTTTCTCAGTTAGCAGTGGGAGCTATACCAACCACCATCTTCGTGATAGTCCGATTCAACATCGTACACACGACCCGTATAGCGAAGGTAGTTCCCGAATTCATCAAGCAACGTGAATTCGAGTCCATATGCGTCCGCAATATCGCACGCGTCCTTCAAAGTCTGGCGGATGCTTTCGACCTTCTCTGCGAGTTGGGCCGTCGCCATTTCAACGGCCTTAGTCGGTTTCTTTGACATCAGCAGTACGACGAACTGTTCTTCCAGCCGTCCGTCTCACCATCGTAGTCTTCGTATCGGGATTCTTCCCAATCCGTACCTTCGGGATCGACATCTTCAGGCACAGGCGGGAGATACGTCACACCGCTTTCGTACCGCATCGGGCTTTCGACGCTGAAGTTGATGCCGAACTCGTTGGCAAGCGCCACGTTCTCTGCGATCAGTTCCTTCATGCGGTCAAGATTGCTCGCGATGCGGGCAACGGCTTCTTGACGCTTGGCCGGATCAATTTTGCGAAGTTCGGTCATCGTTTAGCAGTACGTCGAAGAGTTGGTCCAGCCGGTGACAGTGCCGTAGTAGCCGTCATCGGATTCCGATTCAACCCAATCGGTTCCTTCGATGTCTTCTTCCGTGACACCATCGGGACGGGTCGGGACGTAGGTGTTGCGACGACCAGCGAGACGCATCACGAACTCGATACCGAACGCGTCTGCGATGTTCTCGGCTTCAGTGAGTTGCTTCTGAATGTTCGCAGTCAGCGCCGCAAGTTCTGCGACCTTCTTGGCGCGTTCGTTCAAATCAATTGCTGCCACTTGTTCTTCTCTTGTTGATGTAGTTGATCTTAAGGACTTCTTAGCAGGCCGAGCCTTCCCAGCCGTCCCAGTCCCAATAGCCGTACTTCATGCCGTCGCGGTTCTCGCCGGTGTAGTAGCTGCCATAGCCGTCACCGATGTCGAAGTCGAAGCCAACACCGGCTTCCTTCGCGATTTGTTCGGCCTTTGCCAGTGCGTCGCGCGCAATCTGGGTCTGTTCCGAGATTTGGGCCAGTGCCGAACGGCGTGCGTCTTGTTGTGCTTGGATCGTCATTCTTCGTTCTTCAAGGTTGTTGTTCATGATGTTGTGTTCAGCACTGGTCGGAAGACGACATCCATTCGCCTTCGCGGTACGTGCCGCCCATGCCGTAGGTGCCGTTCATGTCGAACGTGAAACTGACACCCGCTTTGTCTGCGATCTTCTCGCATTCTTCGAACAGCGCGTAGATCGACTTGATCTTCTCGCTGATTTGCTTCGATGCTTCTGCCTTCGTGACCTTCGCTTGCGCGTCAGCTTGGGCGATGATCTTGCCGAATTCCGATGATGCCGGGATCAGGTCGGGGTAAGCCTTCTGCAACTTCTTCAGGACCGCGATACTGCCACTGCTTTGTTCTGCTTCGCTGAACTTCATCATGTTGAGAATCGATTCAGCTTCTTCGCGGGTGATGCCAGTTCCGTTCGTCGTCATTCAGGTAGTACCGGGTAGTGCCAGTTATTCGTTCTCGTCGCCATCAACGAGTTCTGCGCCATCGGCCTTTTCGCCGGTCAGCGTTTCATACAGGATTTCGAATTCCGTATTCTTCTTCGTCTTGTCACCGAAGTTCTGCTTGTGATACGTATTCGCCAAGGCTTTGAACGTCGCCTTGTCAATCTGGAACTCTTCCGAGAAGTCGGCCACGATTTGCTTGATCGTATCGCGGCCAGCTTCGATTTGCGTCAGAACGTCCGAGATGTCTTGGAACGCGCCGTTGATCCGGCGCTTTGCTTCAGGGGTGTTGATGATTGCCAGTGCCATTGCTTGCTGCGATTTCTTCGTAGTTGTCGATTTCGACGTTTTCGCCAGTTGCACTGAAGATCAGCGCTTCCAGCAGTTTGTTCAA